TACTGCGTCGTTTATGCCAGCACAGACAGAACTGGAAAGAACCACACAGAAGCAGTCGGATTTTGCAGCGTCTTTCGAAAAGATACGCGCAGCAGCAGTAAAGGCTGGAACAGACGGTACAGCGTCATTCGCAGAAATGGAAAAAGAATTCGCGCGAAAAATGGATTTAATCCAGAAGCGAATAAACGAACTGTCTGCGACGACAGTGGAAAAAGAAATACCGTCTGCGATCGCACGTGGTTTCGGTCGCGCGACTGCACCACTGCGCGACGCTGGTGGTCTTCTGGTTCGTGGCGTAAAGGGTGCGATCGGTGTTTTAACTGGTTTCATTCCAGAACAATTTAAAGGTCAAGTACGAAACGAATTCGAAAAACTTGGAAAGTCGTTAACGAACATTTTTAGCGGTGGACAGGGTGGTATTGCTGGAATGGTGCAGACTGTACAGACTGGTGGTGCCAGTATGGTAACAGGGCTGGTCGGACAGGCTGCAGGTAACGCAGCAGCCAATAAAGCAGCAGCAGCAGGTGCAGACGCAGCTGGACAGGCAGCAGCAGCAGCAGGTGCAGCAGGTCCAGCAGGCGCTGCAGCAGGCGCTGCGCTCCAGATCGGTATGGGTGGTGCGCAGGCATTCGAGCAAGCGAAAGCAGAACGCGCTGCAGAAATCGCCGCGAACCGTCAAAGTAAAAAACAGCAGCAGCGCGACCAGATGCTGTCGCAGGGTTTCAGCGAAGAACAGGTCGCGCAGGCTGGTCTGTCACAGGAAGACGTCGCGAAGGCTGGCGAAGTCACTAAAGAAGACGAAAAGAAAGCAGCACAGCAGGTCGATCGCGGCGAAGAAATGGGTAAATTCGTCGAAGGTATGGTAATGGGAGTCGTCGAAGGGATTAAGTCTTTAATCGTTGGACTTCCGAATATTCTGGAAGAACTGATACCGATCCTTCTTACAGAATTTCCGGTCGCGATTATTACGTCGCTGTTTAAAATGATTCCTAAGATGTTGAAAATGCTTTTTAGTGGTCTTCCGAAAGCACTGTTTAAAGGTTTCGTACGTGGCTTTAAAGCGATCTGGAAAGCCATTAAAAACTTCTTCGCAGATATATTTTCTTTCGGGTTCCAGACAGGCGGGTATGTACCGAAAGATGGTCGATACATTTTACATCAGGGCGAACGCGTGGTACCGGCGACGGGTGCTGGTACTGGTACAGCCAGTGCTGGACTGCAGGCGTTTACTGGATCGGGTGGTTCGAACATTACAGTAAATACAGCAGTGGTCGACCCGGATACGGTGCCTGCGCTGTCGAGAATATTTCAGTCGCAGGTGGGATCTTTTGGACGAACGAACACACAATTTTTCGGTCAGAAGTCGCCAGTGGAGTCGATCTAATGGGCTTACCGTTTTTCTGCTGGAAACCACAGATCCCACTTCCACAGCGTACGCACGTGGATTTAGGCGAGGAATTAAGCGATCTGCAGGTTACACCGGTTCGTGTCGCATCCGACGCGGTTACATTAAACGGTCGTTACACACGACTTACGCATACGCCACAGTTACAGGTGCGAATCGTTCTGGAACGATTTAAAGATCGACACCTGTTTCGAAAACTGTCTGCAATGATTAACCACTTGGAACGCGGTGGTTACGTTACGTTCGGTCTGGATTCTGCGAAAGCGTACGGTGCGAAAATAAAGACAGAACACACACAGAATCGAACGACGATCGACGTGTCGTCGAATCTTTATAAGCGATACCATCCAGATTCGTCTTCGCTTGACATGCTGGCAGCCAGCACGACAGCGCCATACGGCGACGAAATCGTTATCGAATCACCACCACCGATCGCAGCACGCGAGTATTTTACGGTGGTCGGTGCGACAGACGCTGGTTCTGGTGGCGCTCGATACAAGATCGACACGTCGTCGACTATAACCGGCGACATGCTGCGCTTCGATTATCCGGTCGATTCGTTCGTTCGATTTTCGGACTTTTACCCGCGACTGTTTTTACCGGAATCGCAGGTCGGTGGTGGCTTACTTACGCACGACCATCGAAACACGTACACCTTAGATTTACCTTTAACGTACATCATACCGCAGCCTGTAAAAGCAGAAGCAGAACCAGCGCAGCCAGCAGAAAGCGACACGTCGACAGGCAGTACCGAAAATGCGCCACGCGATAACGACGACGACCAAAGTGGAACAGGTGGTGGTGCGTGGGACGGATGGACTGTCGTTGAAAAATACGACGACGACGGTGTGGTGTATGGTGGTGGTGGTGCGACTGACTGGAAAGACGGCGAAGAACCAGAATTACCAGACGACATCGACGCAGATAAGGAATTCGACTAATGCCAGAATGGTCTTCGACATTTCGCGACCAGCTGGAAACGGGTACTTACCATCCACAGTTTCGACTTCGAATCGGTACACATGGCGTGTCGCCAGCCAGCGCGACAGGCAGGTGGGAACGTGGGATCGATGGCGAACCGAATGTGGTCGAAATCACCAGCCACGGCGACAGCAGTGGTGGTCGCGACGTATCGACAGCGAATTATACGCATGTTCGTGGACTAACTCGCGACATGTCTTTCGGTGGTCAGTCGATAGCCGTTCGAACGTGGGAACTGCAGACACCGTCGATGTCGATCGGAGTTACACCAGAAGCAGCCAGTAAGGTCTTAATGTGTTCGCCCGGAACGATGTCGTTAATGCAGATGTCGCTGGACAGTGGTGCGACATACCATACGATCTTCGTCGGTATGTATTACAATATGTCGTGGTCTTCGTCGTCGTCGACAGTGCGGTTAGAGTTTCGCGACGCTTTAAGTTTACTTAACGGTCGTGCGACCGACGACGAAAGTTTAGACGATCGCGGCGCGACGCAGGAATTCCACTGGTTTAAAGGTGTCGGACATAAAGAGTTTACTGTCTCGACACCGTCCACACCGGGTTCTTCGACACAGATGGCTTTAGGTGGTGAAACTGGACCGGGCTTACTGCACGACATAACGATTAGCGCGTTTCGAAATAACGGTAAACGCGACGACGCATTTAAAATCGAAGGGACAGACACTGCTGGTTTATCTGTTTCGGGTGGTAATCGGTTCGCGTACGTTAAACCCGACGGTGGCGATCCGTATTACCTGCGATACACGACGACAGGTACGCTCGGAAGCAGTCCGACAGCAGGCGCTTTAAATGGTATCCACCAGACGCTTTCGGTTAACAATTTCGGATCGAACGTGTCCGTACTTACACCGACTGGAAGTAAGGTAAAGTCGGTTCTGGCCGTGTATGGAAACCCGGTCGCAGAAGTCGCGAACACGATGTACGGTAATGGCTACAGTAAGCACATGATGGGTTCCATTTTTGGAACCGTTAACGAAGCGAAAGCGAGTCCATACACAGATTACGATCGCATGTCGGAAATGGGTCGCGCGTTTATCGACATCTGGCGAACGACTGCACCGTCGTTCGGTAGTTTATCCTGTCCGTTTAAACACATCGTGTCTGCGCAGCAGCGCGATGGTTTTAGTTACTTTCGTTCGCTGTTCGCGAAGGTCGGTGTGTTTCCACGTTTTAAGTGTGGCGCATATTCTGTCGGGTACTGTGGCGATCCAGAAATGACGTCGGATTATGGCGACGTTTTTTATAAAGGAACGATTCCACGTCGCGAAATAGTAAGCGTCGACTGGTCGTTATGCGACACCAGCGCACGCCAGATTTACAGTCGAATGCTGGCGTCGCAGACCGATCTGTCGTCGTGGGCTGGTGCAGATCCACTAATGACTGCAGCGTATGGAAACCAAGTAAAGTCCGCACCGATCCAGTACCAGATCGAAGTAAAGACCACCGACGTCGCACCGGGTGCAGGTCTGGCGTCCACATTTATCGAACACTTCCGTCGAACACAATTCGAACCGTGGTACGCTCGCGTTCCATCGCGCTGTACGATCGTCGTCGGTGGTTTTAAGTGGGCGCATTTAGCACCGGGCGATGTCGTCGACGTCGAAATCGGTTTACAGGCGAACGATTACAGTGGATCGCAGAACCACATGTTCGGTCCATCGTCGGACGGTATGCAGATGTCTGTCTTGGATACGGTTCGAACCGGAACGTATTTACCCGGCGAATCGCGAATATGGGTCGTAACTGGAACGAATGTTAACTGGCTTCGCGGTATCGTTACGCTGGAATTACACATGTCTGGTCAGCACGTCAAAGTGGGACGCGACGATTACTATTTCGATTGATTATGATATAACGAACGCACAGTGGAGTCTTTAAAATGGCGATGACAGTAATTACTTTCGACCGTGAACAGTGTCCAGACATACGACGCTTCCAGCTGGATACGACGCAGGGCGACGGAAATAAAGCGACACAGGTAAACATTCCATCGTACGCGCGACAGGTAACGATTCGACCGAATGGTAAAAAGGTTCGAATGTCGTTTACGACCAGCAGCGACGACATACACAGCGACTTTATTAAACTGTCCGCAGACACACCGTCCGAATTTACGCTGTTCACTGGTCACAAGATGGGAACACAGATCGATAAAATTTACATCGCCAATAAAGCCAGCACGACAGGTACCTTCGTCGAAGTCCTAATCGAAGCAGGCGACAGACCGGAGCAGTAAAAAATGAAGTCGACACCGAATCAGATCGTAACGGAAATTACGAACGCAGCATCGAATCGTGTTTTAACTGTCGGTACAGTCGAAGACGAACAGCAGGATTTAAACGCGGAAAGCGGGTTAACGTACGACGGTTCGACGCTGGCGATTACTGGCGACGCGACTATTTCTGGAAACCTTACCGTGTCTGGTGCGACAGCCAGTATTCAGACCACGAACACGCTGGTAAAAGACGCGATAATTGAGTTAAATAACGGGTCGTCCACGGGTAACGACGCAGCCATTATCGTCGAACGTGGATCGACTGGCGATAACGCTGTTATCCAGTGGGACGAAAGCGCAGACGAATTCGTTTTAGGGACGACCACCGCGACCGGTTCTTCGACCGGGAACATTACCGTTACACGTGGAAACGTAAGCGTGGCGAATTTGGACGTCGATGGTACTGCTAATCTGGACGCAGTCGACATCGACGGTTCCACGCAGATCGACGGTACGGTTACAGTCGGACAGAACGACACTGGATACGACGTAATCTTTTACGGTAACACTGCGAGCGCGAACGCGACATGGGACGCCAGCGCAGACGATTTAATCTTTAACGGTGCTGCAGGGCTGGTCGTACCAGACGGACAGTTATCGTTAGGTTCGACGGCTATCGGTGCGACTGCTGCAGAAATAAACGCAGCGTGCGACGCGTCTGCACGCGTGGCTGCAGACGTGGCTGTCGCCAGCGACCACATTCTGTTCTGCGACGGTGCTGCAGATGGACCGACGAAAGTGGAGTCGATCGCGCATTTAATGAACGCGTCTGCTGGTACTGGTATTTCCGAATCCAGTGGACAGTTAAACGTCGACGCCAGCCAGACACAGATTACTGCAGTCGGTACGTTAACGGGTGGTACGTGGAACGCAGACGTAATCGCGTCGCAGTTTTTAGACACAGACACTGCGCACTTATCAGGTTCGCAGACGTTTTCGGGTGCTAAAAGTTTTTCGTCGACAGTCGACATTACAGACACCACAGACGCGACTGGTAACGACGGCGACAGTGGTGCGCTGCGCTGCGAAGGTGGCGCGTCTATCGCGAAGAAACTGTACGTGGGTACAGACTTGGACGTCGATGGTACGACGAATCTGGACGCAGTCGACATCGACGGCGCAGTACAGATCGATTCGACCGTAACGATCGGACAGAACGACACTGGATACGACGTAATCTTTTACGGTGCGACAGCATCTGCGAACCTTACGTGGGACGCATCCGAAGACGATCTAATCGTAAACGGTGCAGCGCGTGTACTGATTCCAGAAGGTAATCTGGTTTTAGGTTCGACAGCAGTTACCGCGACAGCAGCAGAAATAAATCTGCTGGATAACGTATCTGGTCTGGTACAGGCTGACTTTACGAAACTCGCAGCAGTAACGTCCAGCGCAGCAGAACTAAATCTGCTGGACGATGTGTCTGGTCTGGTACAGGCTGACTTTACGAAACTGGCTGCTGTCGATTCTACAGCTGCAGAAATAAATCTGCTGGACGGTGGTGCGAGTGTCGGTGGTTCCATTACTATCGCAGACGGCGACGGTTTTATCGTTAACGACGGTGGTGCGATGAAAACCATACCAGCCAGCGATTTAAAAACGTACGCTGGTGGTGGTGGTACTGCTGCAGACGACTCCAATTTAATCCTGCACATGCAGGTCTTCGCATAGAGGTTTAAAAAATGGCTACAATTTCACGCGACCATTTAAGCGGTTCCACAGATGGCGTACCTTTCGCGCTGGCTGCTGACAGTGGAAACTTTACAGCAGTCCACACGACCAGCACGACAGCAGGTAATTTCGAAGAAGTGTGGATCTGGCTGGCGAACATAAACACACAGACCGAAATCGTTACACTGGCTTTCGGTGGTACGGGTGCAGCGAATAAAATGGTGCTGCAGGTTCCAGCAGAGTCGACGATTCTGGCTGTACCCGGTATTACTTTCGACGGTAAGTCCAGCACAGGCGTCGCCATTACTGGCGCGTCGTCGAACGCGGATAAAATAAACGTGTTCGGACATATCAATAAATTCACGGGGTAAACCATGCCAGCCAGATCGCGCGTACCGGGTAAATACGATCGACAGGGTATCGGTCAGACCGTCCGTAAATCCGTGTCCGACTGGATACCGATTAACATTAACGACGGTTCGTGGTCGTCCGACGCACCGAATACTGTGGTGGCGTCGACGGCGACGACGACTGCTGGCGTCCAGCTGCAGAATAATGCAGCAGCGTTCGATCATCACATGGACCAAAACGAGGACGGAGGCGACGCGTATTACCAGTTACTAAAGACCGACGATGGACAGCCAATGCTATTTAGCGATCCCGGTTGGTCGTTGGAAGTGCTGATAAAGCGACAGGTAAAGAACGACGATAACGGTGCGATTAACGTGGCGATCTGCGACGACCCGACAGACAGAACGAACCGTAACTGGTTAGGCGCGACGTATTCGAACATGACGAATGGTAAAGGTAAGTGGTACGTCGGAACGTCGAATGGTATGAATAGTGGACTACACGACGACAGCGATCGGTTTCTGTTCCATATCTTTAATGCGCTCGACACGTCTGGCGACGACGATGGAAACGAAATTACGCACGTCATTTCGTACGCACATTTAAACGACGATTTAGCGGCGATCCATCATGGCGCGAAGACGAATGTAACGCAGGAATACGACCAGTCGGATCTGGTGTATTTAATGGTGTCGTCTGCGTTCGATAATGCCAGTACCAGCCAGCCGAACGGGAACACGAATAACACGTGGAAACTGTGGTACCGTTTAAACTTTTCGCCACAGTCAGTCGATCCAGAATATCGACTGTCGGGTCGTGGTCTTGATAATCGTTAAACTAAGGAATAAACATGGAAACCATTAAGTCGAAACTGTCCAGTCGTAAGTTTTTAGCAGCCTTTTTCGGGTCGTTATTACCTCCGATTCTGGCGTACATGGGACAGGAAATCGCATTAGGCGAAGCACTGCAGTTATCTGCAGCAGTAATCGTGTCGTACATTTTTGGACAGGGATACGTCGACGCTGCGTCTGCGAAGATCGACAGCGATGGTTAAGGCGTCTGGATGGATCGTCGCAGTGCTGGTCGCTGTAATCGCTGTTCTGTCTGCGTGGATTAAACGCATACGCAGAACAGGACAGAAACAGGTCCAGAATCCACCGATCGACGAAACCTTACACAGCACACGCGTCGAAGTTACAGAAGCCACAGAAGAAGAAATAAACGCAATATGGGACGATCTTACGGGCGATACACCAGCGCAGTCTATCGCGGATGAAGCAAATAAAAGCAGGCGTCGACGATGATACTGGTCCTGTCGTTAATCGCTTCGTCTTGGGCTGGTGGCGTTCTGGTCAGACCATCCCCTGCTGAACCAGTACCGAAAGAATGTCGCCAGTCCACCGCGATCGTACCCGGCGAAAAAGCACCAGCTGCAGCATTTACACCAGACGGTTTCGTCGTATGCTCCGGTATCATCGAACCGACGTCGTCGATGGCTTACCTTCTGGCTATGGAAAAGTATGCGATCGCTGTGGAAAAACTGCACAGAATCGACACCGAAATACTAACTGCAGAACGCGACTGGTATAAGGCGAAACTGGAAAACCAGACCAAAGAACCGACATTCTGGAAACGATCCGAAACGCAGCGGTGGATCGGTCGCGTGGAAGTGCTTACGATCTGCGCTATACTGGCAGCAAGTGCAGCGTCGGTATATGCAGCGACGAACGGATCGGTAAAATGAACAAAGTAATAACGTCGGACATGGTGGTATTTATCGTAACGCTGGTCTTTCTGGCTGGTGGTGGATGGATGTCGTTAGGTAACGTCGAAGACCGGGTCGAAAAGTTAGAAGTAAAACAGGACGAAACCGCGAAAGACATTCGCCAAATTATGACGACGCAGGCTGCGATCTGCGTGGCTACAGAAGCGAACTGTGGATAATGTCGGAACGCTTACCCGCTATACTGGAACACGTCGTGTCTGCTGGACACGCTGTATTTACGCGTGGTCTTTATAACTTAAATATCGTCGGAATACGCACACCAGACGATTCTGCGAACACCTTTAACGACGGTCTGGTGGTCGCCTATAAAGACGAACATGGCTGGATTACGCGTGGTCCGTGGAAATGGACCACCGATCCGGGTACTTATTACAGGCTTCGACCGATGAACGTGGAAGGTACAGCGATTATGTGTCCCGGTCAGTATCGAGGCGCATACCAGATCGGTCTGCACAGGGGTACACCGGGATTACGACAGGTCGGTCCAGTCCGTATCTGGCGCGACAATAACCGCGACGCGATTCTGGATATGGACCCGTCGACAGTAGACACTGGACGGTACGCGATGAACATACACAGATCGTCGTCGACAGAATCGACGGTGGTGGATCGCTGGTCTGCTGGCTGTCAGGTAGCAGCGCGAAGTGCAGACATGGACTGTCTGCTGTCGTTATGTCGTAAGTCTGCAGAACTGTACGGTCCACGGTTTACGTACACACTAATCGAAGCGAACGTCTAATGGAACCGGACATCGTAGCCGAAACCACCAGCAGTTTCTTTACTGTACTTCTGGAATATGGCGCGATGGGTCTTTTCTGCAGTTATCTGGTGGTGTCGAACTGGCTGCAGCAGAAGCGTCTGGACCGTATGCTGTCGCGCAGCGAAAACGTCGCGTCTGGTATTGCAGAACAGTTAGTACAGCAGAACGCGAAGATCGACAGCATTATCGAAACGAAAAAGCAGGACCAGTTAAAGCGCGATCTGGCGCGAATGATAGAAGACCGGGTCGAATAATGCCACTGTACGAATATGGCTGCACACAGTGTAAGCATACGAAGGTGTGTCTGCAGAAGTACGAAGACGACGCACCACATTGTACAGAATGCGCCACGAATCCACCGATGGTTCGCAGGGTAAGCGCGTCCAGTTTCGTTTTAAAAGGCGCTGGATGGTCACACGATAACTATGGAATACGATCGTCGAAGGGGTAAATCTAAACGCCAGACGCAGACGCTGCGTGTACGATTCTGTGTAGAAACACTTGCAGAGTTAATAACCGTGGATTACGGTGTATGTAAGGAATCATTCCTTAAACAGTCTTTACAGGAGGACTTTACATGCTACCGAATGACACCACCGATCCGACCCGTCGACACCAGCTGGTGCGAAATGTCGATCTAACCACGAACACCACTGCACGAAATGGTGTGGATCGCTGTCCGATGTGCGGTGGTACACATTACGAAAACGACACGTGCGTTAACTGTGGCGAACGGTCGCACGGTTGGAAGACATTACAAGTCCAGAACCGCGACCGTGGACCGACTAACTGCGACGTCTGTGGCGAATATGTCGAACCAGAAGACGCGTGTGGACACGACGACGAACACATGTGTCCAGACTGTTACGGTGCGTCGCTGTCGTGGGCTGTTTTCGAACGTAATCCACTTGGATGCACTATCGCGATCCACCGTTCGCTTCTGCCTGCAGGTAAAGTCGCAGACGCGTGTGGTTTAGAGCGCAGTCCGACAGACGACATTTCGCGATTCGGACCCGGTACGCTGGAAATGTCGACCAGTAATATCGACGACATGCACTTCGACGTACACCATGTGTACACGCTGTGGCGCGACGGTTTCCTTAACGATGACGCACACACCATTTTTAATCGGGTGTCCTAATGTCGAAGCTAATCGAAGACGCACAGAAGCAGATCGAAGCATTTAAAGCAGAACGTCGCGCAGCGCGACGCGGAGTAATGACGACCAGACAGTTACGGTATCTGGTGTCGCTGGTCTGGTCGCATAATGACCACGATCCGTCGCCACCATCGAAGCGTGGAACACATGGTGGTGTAATGCTTAACGACTGGAAGCATTTAAGCGACGACGAACTGTGGCGTAAATACGGACGGTTCGCGACCGACCCGTCGAAAGTCGCACTGCTGCACGGGTCGTAAGTATGGAACACGAAAAACTTACGGTCGACGATGTGGTCGGTGGACTGCTGGTCGTTGGAATGCTCTTTTTTTTAATGGCGATTTAATCGCAGACAAGTCTTTACAGGAGGACAGAAAAACATGATTTACCGAATGGATAAAAAACAGCGCGTGTACCGATTAGTGGTAAGCGCCATTGTCGTCGACGAAACTGGACCAGAACAGATCGCGCATAATGCGAACGCGAGTCTGGAAATTTACATCGACGGACACCCTGTAACGTATGTTACAGACTTCGAAATCGAACAGGTCGACACGTCTGGAAGTCCTGCGATGGTATGGACCGACGCGCCAGTGGAAGTCGAACACGTGGACGACGGGTCGTTTACCACACAGATCGTCGAAGCGCAGAAGCGCGACAGCGTGATTACAGACCAGATCGTCGAAATGTGCAGACCGAAAGTCGACGACGATACTGGTGGTGCAGAATGACGTGGAAGCAGAGTACGTTCGGTCCTATTCGGTCAGTGTTACCGGGTAGCGTCCGAATCGACAAAAATACAGCGTGGTTACTGTGTGTCGTAATCGGTCTGGAAAATGGCATACCAGAACACGCGTGGAAAAAGGCGCATGGTTCGAATGGCTGGTACTGGTACACGTCGTCGTTTAAAGACACAGCGCACCGTGGACACTTAGTCGCAGCGAAACGCGCCAGAAATGGAAGCCAGACACGCAGAAGACGCACATTAAAGGAACGGTGGTCGCGCGTTCGTTACGTCGAAGGTCCAGACGGTAAGTCGTTCGATCTGGCGAAACACGGTCGATCGCTTCTGCACGTACGAAGGTGGTCGTAATGGGTCCACACAGACAGCGCGTTTACTTAAAGCGAACAGTCGAAGTCGAAGTAAACGTCGAAATCGTCGTCGACATCGAACACACCGGTCGAAAAGGCGACTGGTGGAACGAAGCGGTACCTGCATCTGGTGCAGTTATCCACGCTCGCGTACTCAGCGATAACGCGGAACGGATCGTCGGATCGCAGTACAGTCGCGGTGTGACAGACGACGAAAAAGACGAAGCCATACAGATCGCGACCAGTCGCGACTTTACGGACTATCTGCGACACAGCGACTGCTGTTCGTGCAGCCTATGCGAACCAGAGACTAACCATTACGACGACGAAGATCGTCCATTTTAGAAAGGGGTAAAAATGAACACGAAACCAGAAACCATAAACGCGCCATACGTAAAACACAGCGACACCAGTAAAGCAGCAGCGCGACAGATCGAAGACTATTCGCCCACACTGCGACACCGTGTGTACCAGTACGTTCTGTCGAAGGGCGAATACGGTGCGACAGACGACGAAATCTGTACCGATCTGCAGATTACACACCGGACAGGTACAGCGCGTCGTCGTGAGTTAGAACTAATCGACGCAGTCTATAAAACCGACCAGCGCAGACAGACGCGCAGTGGACGCACTGCAGGCGTGTATGTCGCAGCGCAGGGTGTAAACCTAAACAGCAGGAACGGACGACCACCGAAAGCAGCAGCAGACGCGCTGTCGGTAAAACTTACGGTGTACGTTACCGAATCGCAGAATCGAAAACTGGCAGAAATGGCGCGACGATCCATGCGTACGAAGACGCAGATGGCGCGTATCCTTATCGGTGCTGGTTACAGTCTGCAGTGCGACGACTGGAACCAGAAACAGTAACGATCCAGCCTTTACGCGCAGCTGCGTCGCGTACCGGCTAAACACACGACACGCAGTTAAACAGTACATACAGGAGTACGACACATGGCTTTAAAAGCTACATACGACGACAGATTAAAACCGCCATACGGCGAAACACCAGACGAACCGATCCGATGCGTCGGAAACGGTACGACCGGCGAATGGTTGGACCGGTACATCTGGACACCGGGTAACGGGAGTCGATACGGACTTCTGTACGGTCGAAGGCTGCGCGAACCGACACAGCACGACACAGGGTGCGAATACGTACTTATTCTGCTGTCGAGTTTCGGTAACACTGGACCGACTGCGATCGTTTTTTCGGAACAGTATTTACACCATTCGTACGTCGAAGAAAAGTTACAGATAAACACAGCAGACGCTGCTGGTGTTCTGGCGTTTCTGGATCGTATGGGTCACGAAGTAGGATACCCGCGACCAGTCGCGATCGGAGAATAAGACCAGTGGAATCGAAACAGACATCGCCAGACGGCGATTATTTTACGCTGTGGGCATTACATAACGACGGTCGAATGGAACCTGTCGATATGGAAGCACTGTATGCGGACGTCCGTATACAGCAGAAGCGCGAAAAGATCGCAGAAGCGTTCGACGTATCGAAAGAAAAACAGACCGACGACGACGATTTTCCATCGTGGTTACTGGCGTCGTTCGGTGTCTGTTCTATTATTGGCGCGTTTACAGTGGTCGACTGGCTGTCGTCGCTGCTGGATCGAATATTTTAACGACAGTCGCAGTACAGGAAAGACGAAAATGGCTATTAAGAAAACACAGCATAAAACGATGGCGCAGGCTGTCGCAGCAGCGCAGGCTGAAATGTCGAACGCGGTAAAAGATTCGACGAATCCACACTTTAAAAAGACGTATGCAAGTCTGGCCGCGATTCGCGACATCGTTATACCAGCATACGCGTCGCATGGCGTCGCAGTGGTGCAGGAAATAATCGGTGTCGATGGATTCGCAGGTGTAAAGACGACGCTGTACTGGCAGGGCGATCCGAGCGTACCACGTGAGTCGATGCCAGCAGGCGAGTTAATGACACCGATCGGTACAGGTCGGAATGCGTCGCAGGACTGTGGATCTGCAGCGACCTATTATCGCAGGTACCAGCTGGCCGCGTGCGCAGGAATCGCACAGGAGGACGACGACGCATCGTCTGCGCCACAGGTACAGAACAGCAGACCAGCAGCGCCAGCAGCAGCGCCACGACCACAGAACAGCACGCCAGCACGCGCTGCAGTGGAAGCACTGGTCGGTGTACCGACGTCGTGTCCTAAATGTAATGGTCCGGTGTGGGACAATAGAAAACGGAAAGCAGACGACCCGTCGTGGCGTGGTCCGTTTTTCGGGTGTAAAGATAAAGACGTCTGCAGGTGGGCGATGTGGAACGCGCCAGAATCAGCAGACGAAACTGTACAGCCAGATACGAAGTCGGTACCGCCACCGATGCCAGAAGCGCCACCATACAACGACGACGAAATACCATTTTAACCAGTCCATACAGGAGGACACACCATGTCGAAAGAAGGAAATAAACCAGAACCCGTAACCAGTCTTACACTGTACGCAGACGCGCAGAATCTAATAAGCGAATTGGAAATGCGCGAAGGTGTAACCGACGACGAACTGGAAGACGCCATCGAACAGTTTTTAGATGGAAGCGAAAGTAAACTGGACCGACACCGTTACGCGATCGACATGATGTCGACGAAGGCGAAAATGTATCGCGCAGAAGCGCAGCGATTAGCAGCCAGATCGCGAATGGTCGAAGGCATCGTCGAACGGATTAAACAGCACGCGAAACTGGTAATGGAAGCGCGTGTCGATCTATTAGGCGAAGCAGATGGACGTAAGATGGAGACAGAACACGGTATCGTGTATCTGCGAAAGTCGAAGCGTCTGGTAATCGAAGATCCAGACCAGTTTATCCATTTAAACCGTAAACGGAACGACTGGTTTACGTGGAAAGCGACGATCGATAAACGCGCTGTAAAGGCTGCGCTGGAAGCAGACGAAGACGTCGATCTGGCGTACATCGAAAGTAACACCAGCGTCGTATTTAAATAAAAACGACCAGCGCAGACAGATCGTTACGACGTTTCTGTCTGTGCTGGCCGCAGTACAGGAGGACTGGCTAACAGTCAGTCCAGACACATCGTAACATTTACGGGTACGACATGACGAAACACGATCAAATTATGCCAGTATGGACGCCAGCACTGCGATTCGCGGTACCGGGTATTCCACATTCGAAGCACAGACCACGCTTTACGAAACTGTCGAACGGTGGCGTAAAGACATATACAGCGCCACAGACGAAGCAGTACGAAACGTCGGTCGCGTGGCACGCACGCAGCGCGAGTCGTAATGGTCTTTCGATACCAGCTGGCGTACCGGTACGTGTCGACATACTCGCACATTACCCGCGACCACAGCGATTACGGAAAGCACCACCGTCGATTTTACCGAAATGTGTATCGACGCACGGCGATCTGGATAATCACATAAAATCTATCTGCGACGGTCTTAACCACAGTGGAATCTGGAACGACGATGGACAGGTCCAGTGTATTCGCGCAGAAGCAGTGTATGTCGAAAAGGGTGGTCGTCCACGGTCGATCGTTACGGTGTGTGTTCCTGTTTCATTTTTAAACGAATCCACAGATAAAAGCAGGACAGACGAAAATGCAATACTGGCGACCAGTGCCGCAGGTGCTGATACAAGAACTACTAATACATAGGTGGACGCGAACGAATCCAGCACCAGACGCTGTCGGTTTTATGGTGGCGTTAGATCGAATCATGTCTGGCGCTCCATTCAGCGCACGAAAACTTGCAGCGTACTGTGGATGGTCGCGCTGGCATTCGACGCAGATACTAAAGAACGCGAAGACGTTTCTGGTGGAATGGGACCAGCCACACGTCGCAGCAGGTAACCGACCACCACAGTACAGTTATTCCAATAACTTACAGAACGAAACCGACCCGAATCCAGCCAGTCGACAGCCAGATTCCAGCCATCGCGGGCGCGATAATAAACCAACAGATACAGAACACGAACACCTTACAGATACAGATAATGTCGAAAAGTCAGAAGAAGCAGAACAGGCTGTACAGGTCAAGTCGGACACCATCGACTTAAAAGCACTTTACGACCAGATGGAAGACACGCGACTGCAGGTCGTACCGGGTACGAAGCGTGGTCGATTAGGAAAGCGACGCGAAACGCTGCGCATACGTGTCGCAGAACACGGTGTCGACGCCATTCTGCACGCGTGGCGCTGGTTCTGGTATTCGACAGACCAGCGTGCGCAGTTTCTGCGCGATGGCGGTTACGGTGCGACGACGTTTCTGCGTGCTAAGAACCTTCGCGAATACGTCGAACTGTCGTCTAACTGGTCGCCAGAAAAGCAGCAGAAGATCGAAGACTGGTACACAGACGACGACTTCGACGAACACGGTAACCTAATCGTACAGGGGGTTTAAAATGGCTTCGATACAGGTCGTTCGACGATCGCTTACAGCATTCGCGAACAATTACAATAAGGGCGAAAAATGGATCGAAGACACGCTGCGATTATGGGCGCGTGGTCTGCAGTCCATTACAGATAAAGACTTAATACGTGGAACCGAATCATGGTGTCGGACGAAGCGCACACTGCCAAATTTGGCGCGACTGCTGGAACTAATCGACGCAGACCCGTCGAAAGCGCCACGACCATTTCTGGCAGGGTGTCCAGCGTGCGACTTTACTGGCTGGCGCGAAATGGTGAGACATTACACGAAAGACGATAAGAAGAAGGTGCGGTCGTGTGTCGCAGCGTGCGACTGTGCGAAGGGTAGCAGATACGCGACGGAAACCGTCCAGTGCTGGCGCGACGTTCTGCGTACATGGGAGTCGGACCCGTGGACAGACGCAGTCCACTATGGAACAGCAGAAGCGCCACACCTAAAAACGGAACACAGACACACTGCAGAACAGATCGAACAGATGGAAGCACGCGCGAAGGTCCAGCTGGAAAAAGTAAGTGGATGGTCGTCGGTTCTGGCTGGTAAATCCGATGGATGATAACGACACGATGGTCTTCGCGTATGCAGATCCACCGTATTTAGGATGCGGAAAGCGGTACGCAGAACACCACCAGAACGCGCTGCAGTACGACGACCCACTGGAACATAAAAAACTAATCGAAAGACTGTGCGACGAATACCCGTCTGGCTGGTCTTACTCGCTTTCCAGTGTGACACTGCGAACACTGTTACCGTTCTGTCCTGCAGACGTTCGTGTTATGGCGTGGATTAAACCGTTCGTGGCGTTTAAAGGTGGTGTAAATCCTGCGTATTCGTGGGAACCTGTAATTGTACGCGGTGGTCGCAGATTAGGCGTGTATCCGAAACTGCGCGACTTCTGCAGCGCGTCGATTACTTTAAAAAAAGGTCTAACTGGCGCGAAACCAGACGACTTCTGGTTATGGCTGTTCGCTATTATGGGCGCTCGCACTGGCGACACATTCGTCGACGTGTTTCCGGGTACCGGTCGTGGAACCGAAATGTGGAAACGATATGTACGCCAGACATCGCTGTTTTAAATCCTCCAGTCCACCGTCGACACGCCAGACAGCAGACTGGTTCCTACCGTCGACGGTGGTTCTGGACACATTCGAATATGCGTAAGTGGTGGAACTGGTAGACACACGACACTTAAAATGTCGCGGCGAATGCTGTGCGGGTTCGAATCCCGTCTTACGCACTTTCGAAAGCATGACAGAAGGCGACTGGACGTGTTATACGTCCACATAGAATAGGGGTCTACAGGTGCCACGTCGAACGAACGAACAGGTCGAACAGCGTTTACGCGATGTCGAACACGCACTGCTTACGCATCCGTGGACGATGAATCTGCAGCTGACGCTGGCAGCGACGCACGACGTTTCGGACAGGCAGATACGACGCGACGCAGCGACGATACGCGCACGCTGGTCGGAAGACGCGCAGTCTACAGATAAAGATGCAGCGAAGATCGACTGGTTACAGCGTGTTCGCATGGCGCAGCATAAAGCAGACAGCGAAGGGCATTCGATCGCACACAGTCGTCTGCTGGCGCTGGAAGCGCGTACGATGGGTTTCGAATCACCGGTACAGGTACAGGTCCAGCATACGGTCGAAGACTTAGACCCGGTTAGTCAAGCGCGAGCGATCGTCGAATATTATCCAGACGCGGTTCGTCTGCTGCAGGTCGCAGGCGATTCGACTGTAAACGCCATCGACGTCGATTATACGGACGGCGACGAATGAGACTAAACGACGCAGCGATAAAGGCGCTGTCGCAGTGGGAGCGTGGAAAAGCAGATCGACCACTGGCGTACGCTGGTCTATGGCATAACGAACCGCCTAAATCCAGCCAGCGATTAGCACTTATGGAACCGGGTATCGACGCGACGCTGGCTGCTGGTGGTAATGGTGCTGGTAAGACAGAGTTAGGTGCGCAGATCGCAGCAGCAGTCGTGTGTGGTCGTAACGATCCAGCGGTCGCGCAGTGGATACAGAATAACGACGTCGATCCATCGCTGATACCACCAGACGGTGCGACGGTGCTGGCGTCCAGTCTTAACGCGAGTCTGTCGATCCACGTGCAGCGTGCAGCACTGCGTCGTTACCTTCCAGCAGGTACGGTCTGGCGTAACGAAGGTGGACCCGGTACCAGTGTCGCGCAGGTACCGAATGGAAATAAGGTAATATTCGTTACTAACGACAGTGGCGCTCGCAGTTACCAAGGACACAGTGCCGGGTTAATTTGGCTGGACGAAGAACACGACGAAGCGGTTTATAATGAAGCACTGCAGCGTGTAACGCGCGTTCGATGGGAGGGTCGATCTGGCTGGCTGCTGCTGACCATGACACCGTTAAAGGGTCTAACGTCGTGGGTATATAAACGATTCGTCGAAACACCAGATGTCGGTACGAAGGTCCATTATATCCACGGTGGCGATAACCCCTTTATCGACCAGACGAAGCGCGAACGCATACTGCGCAGTTACGGGACACACGAACGCGCAGCACGCGATAAAGGCGAGTTTACTGCGATGGAAGGTCTGGTCTATCGCTTCGACAGACGGGTCCATTTAGTAAAGCCATTTCTGCCAGATCCGTCGTGGATACGGGTCGGTGCGATAGATTTTGGTACTCGTAATCCATTCGTGTATTTATTAGGCGCAGTCGATCCAGCAGACGACGTACTGCATCTGTATCGCCTGCATCATCGAACCGAAACCACATTACGCGTCCATTCCGAGTGTATTAAAAAGCTAAACGACCAGAAACCAGAATGGATCGTCGCAGACAGCGAAGACCGTGGAAGTCGTCTGTCGTTGTCTCGCGAATACGACATACACACCGTCGCTGCGCGTAAAGGAAAAGGATCGATTCGTGCAGGACTTTCTGCAGTTATGGAACGCATGTCGCTCGACGCGAATGGTAAACCACACATCGTCGTACACGACACGCCACAGATGCGGCCACTGGTACACGAATTCCAGTCGTACAGATGGGACACGACGAACACGAAACGAAACCAGCCAGATTTACCCCTTAAACGCGACGACCACTGTTTAGATGCACTTCGTTACATGGTGTCGCTGTTAGGGTCCAGCACTTTCGGAGTGGGTTAAATGTACAGAACGATCTTAATGGACCCACCGTGGAACGAAACTGGTGGTGGTCGAATAAAGCGTGGCGCAGATCGCCATTACCCACTTCTAAAAACACCAGACATTCCACAGGTCGTTCTGCAGTCTGGCGTGTGGCGACCAGCAGACGACGCGCATCTTTACATGTGGACGACTGCGAACCACTTACCAGACGCACTGTGGTTAATTGGATGTCTCGGGTTCACGTATAAAACGAACGTCGTCTGGACGAAGGATGGTCGACCCGGTTTAGGTCAGTATTTCAGAATGCGACACGAACACCTGCTGTTCGCGGTTCGCGGTAAAGGGTACAGCGCGAAGACCGACGACCGTACGCTTACGTCGTGGTTACATGCGCCACGCGGAAAGCATAGCCAGAAGCCACAGCAGGCGTACGATCTAATCGAAGCGCGAAGTGTCGGACCATATCTGGAAATGTTCGCACGCACGCAGCGCGACGGGTGGTCGTCGTGGGGTAACCAGCTGGAAGACGCGAATGTTTAGACTGTGGTGTCGGTACTGTTCGCACGAAAGCAGTGGAAGTCCACGCGGTTACGCAGCAGCGAAACGCGCTGCAGATGTCTGTGCGAAAGGTGGACGACCAGCGCGTCTTTCTGTGGCGTGGCGCTGCGACGCGTGCGACCGAATAAACAGGACTGCAGAACCAGAACAGCGAAGTCTGTTCGCGACTGCGAATACGGGTCGAAGGTAGACACCACCAGTCGTTTTAAGTTAACGTCGTTTCGTGGGTTCTAATCTTGCCATTCGCGACAGTCTTTTCGTCCGTGTCCTGCGTGCGTTAAAACTGGTCGACGTGTCGCCAGAAGGCGAGATAAACCACAGTGCTGGTGCGGACTTTATACCTAACGCACCGTCGACACCGGCATACGATCCACTGTCGTCGCTGTCTTCGATGGCTTCGTTTCCATTCGTTTACGCTGCTGTTTCTGCGCTCGCGTCCGACGCTTCGTCTTTAAAGATACGCGTGGTTCGTGGCGAAGGTAAAGACGCAGAACCAGCAGACGACCACGCATTATCGCGTCTGTTAAATAATCCATCGTCGCGTATTCCATCTGTACTGTTCTGGCGACAGTGCGTTACCGATCTGGTACTTACTGGCGACTGCTTTATCTTAATCGCTGGATCGACAGAACCAGAAGCACTGTTACGTCTGCATCCAAGTCGCGTACGCATTTTTCCACAGTCAGATGGACAGCCGGGTTCGTACGAATACCACGGTGGCGGTAAACCTCAGACATACACGTACGAACAGGTACTGCACATTCGTACGCCATCGTGGGCCGACGATCCACGGTCGTTATGGGGTGTCGGTGCGATACAGTCGTTACATAACGATCTAATGACCGACAGACGTACGCAGAAGTTAACTGCAGCATCTGCGCAGACTGGACGTCCGACAGGTATAATTTCGCCGTCGGAAGAAGGAGACAGATGGTCGTCCGAAATGATTAAGACCATTCGCAGCGCGACAGAACGCCAGATGTCGAGTGGATCGGGTCTGCTGGTTATGGGTGGTGCGTGCGATTACACTCCGGTCGGATGGTCACCGAAAGACATGGAATTCTCAAGTGTACGCGAATTTACTGTGTCTGCGATTCTCGCCTGTCTTGACGTACCGCCCACACGCGTCGGTTTACCGTCTGCGAATTACGCGACCAGCAGGGAACAGGCGGTGCGTTATTGGGAGGGGATACGCGGAAAAATGGAACTGGTTTCGTCGGAACTAAATCGACTGGCGAAACTGTTTCCAGACGGCGACGACTTGTCTGTCCACTTCGATTTTAGTGGAGTACAGGCGCTGCAGGAGTCGCGGAACGATCGCGTAAATCGCGTTATGACGTGGGTAAGTATGGGCGTACCGATCGCAGATGCAGCGTCGTACGAAGGGTTCGACGACTTACCGACCGATAACATTATCGACCCGTTCGACGCGCTTATGGGTGACACTGCACCAGCACCCGCACCAGCACCGTACGAAGACGACGCACCACTGGACGAAGACGAACCAGACCAGCCAGTCGACGCAGACGATCCAGTCGTCGCAGAAGTCGAACCAGACCAGCCAGTCGCAGCGCAGGCGTTAAACGGTGCGCAGATCGCGTCGCTGCTGGAAGTATTAGCAGCAGTCGCGTCTGGTGCGCTTACTAACGACGCTGGTGTCCAGTTAATACTGGTCGCGTTTCCGATGATACCGATCGACGCTGCGCAGGCGCTGGTCGACGGTGCTGTAAATGTATCGGAAGACACAGAACAGAATGCGCTGCGCACGCTGCGACAGTATGGTCTTCGATTGAACCGCACACCAGACGGTGCGCAGTGGCTGTCGCGAACGACGCCAGAACAGATCGAACAGTCGTACGATTTAATCGATGTGTGTCGCGACGTAACAGACGCAGCAGCGCGATCCGAGTACGCACGCGCGTTCGTCGATAACTTCCACCATCCATACGAACGCGCATTTAATAAACTGGTTCGTCGATACTTTCGCGGGCAGGCTGCACGCACAGCGAAACGACTGGAAGACGTATTACCAGCACAGAAGTCGATTAAACGCGCCACACTAAGCGACACGTGGATTCGTGAAATCTTAGCAGAAAGCGTCGAACGCGCCACGCTCGACAGCCAGCTGCGACCACTTATCGAAAAAATGGTACGAAGGGCGATCGCGCAGGCTTTAAAGAACGCAGACCAGACCGGCGAAATCGTAACCCCTGAATGGATACAGAATAAGGTCGCGACCATCATGGCCGATCTAACGGAAAACGTGTACCGGTTTACAGAAACAGAAGTCGTAAAGGTAATCGAAGACGGTATCGACGATGGTAAGACGATCGCAGAAATGCAGTCGGACCTAATGCAGAACCACGCATTTTCTGCAGAACGCGCTTTACGTGTCAGTCGAACCGAAACCACAAAAGCAGTCGCGTCTGGTACACGACAGACGTACGAAGAACTGTCGCAGCGTGGAATCGAAATGGAAATATTCTGGATCGCTTCGCCTAATGCCAGACCAGCGCATCGCGAACTTGACGACCAGAACGTATCGGTCGGACCCGGCGAAATGTTCGTGGTACCTGCTGGCGCTGGTGTACCGTCGGAACACGTCGGTAAAAAATCAGCGCATCCGGGTGGTTTCGGACATGCCAGTTTAGACATAAACTGTCGGTGTACGATTGTATCGAGGGTTAAAAAATGAAACGACATTATCGCACGATGGTTTTACGGTCGTCGACCGACCGGTCTGGACGAACCACAGTTATCGCCAGCACACCGACACCAGACAGATATAACGACGTCGTCGATTCCGAATGGAATCTGGAACACTTTAAGTCGAACCCGGTCGTGGTATGGGCGCACGATTACACGCTTCCACCAGTCGGTCGCGTGGTCGACATCGACATCGAAGGAAAGAATCTGGTCGCGTCAATCGAATGGGACGACAGCGAATCGAACCCACTTGGAAAGACCGTCGCGTCGCAGTTTAAGCGTGGATTCCTAAACGCAGTGTCTGTCGGGTTTACACCGGGCGAAACCATCGAACGGTCGAAGCTACCCGACGACCATCCAGCGCACGGTGCGACCGGTTACTGGTACACTAAATCCGAGTTACAAGAAATATCAGCAGTGCCGATCCCGGCTAACCGGGACGCTGTCGCGATACGCGCTGCGAATCAGGAGTACGCGAAAATGTCCGAAATACAGAAGCAAGCCAGCATGGAAGTCGACGCGCCAGATGGGTATCACTGGATGGATTACGAAGGCGGACCGGTTTTAATGGCTGGCGATTCCGACGACCACGAAGGCGCTTCGATGTCGTTCGACTTTGAAGTAATCGAAGACCACGATCCAGATCGACTTCGATACATGGACGACGACGAAGACGAAAATAAAGAACACGAACCAGAACACGACGAAGACGAAGACGAAGACGTTTATGTCGAAGCAGACGACGACGAAGACGACGACGAAGACGCTGCACCAGAAGAAGAAGAAGACGACGAAGACGAAGACGAAGAAGAAGCACAGAAGCATTTTCGCATGTCTGTTCGACGCGCTGTTCTGGATTTAATGGGAACAGATCCAGCACTGTTCGACACACACATCGAATCGACGAAAGGCTTAAATACCCTTTTCGGAATTGACAAATAAACCCTAAAAAGTGTATGACCGAATACACGACCTTAAACCGGAGACACAGAAAAATGTCCATCGATCTTTCTACACCGAACAAAGCACGTAAGGCGCTCGCAGACATCGTAAGCGAACAGAAGCGACTTAAAGCACTTAATCGCGACCTTAACGAAAACATTGAAAAGAAGACAGCGGACCTTTCGAAGATCAGTAAACGACTGTCGGAATTGGAAGCAGGCGGTGGTTACACTGGCGAACGTGGCGACGGATCGCTGGATAAGTACGTACGACGCGACGGTACTGTTCGCATTCGTGGCGAAGCTACAGACGACCATGCGTATATGCCCGGTCTAATGGACGACGCACCAGTTACCGACTGGCAGAACGACGCACAGAAGGCGCTTACGGATTACAATATGGTTCGCGCGATTCGTCGTAATGGCGAAGCACCGAAAGCGAAAGCACGACTGGACGAAATTCTTAGTCGCGCACCGAATCCATCTGTACGAAAAGCATTCGTCGATGTCGACGGAAGTGGTGGCGACTGGATTCCGTCTGTAATGCTTCCGCAGCTGGAACGCGATTTAACGATGGAACGTCGGTTAGCTTCACTTTTCGAAGTCGTACCGATGGCCGATAAGACTGTTATCCTTCCATACCTTTCGACCGGTTTCCGACCATATAAGAAAATCGCCAGTGGTGGCGATGACGTCGCGCAATTTACCAGCAGCAGCATGTCGACAGACCAGCGCACCATTACAGCGTCTGGTATGGCCGTTAGGGCGCAGGTGGATGCAGACGCGAGCGAAGACAGTATTCTGGCCGCGATGCCTATTATTTCGCAGGAAATCGTACAGAGTCTGCGCGATGCGGAAGAAGACTGTTTGCTAAACGGTAATACCGAAACCAGCGGCGACGTCGACGCACTCGCGTCTTGGAATATTAGGGGTCGATGGGGTGCTTCTGGTCTTGGGACTGCTTCCGATCATAGGAAAACGTATATGGGCTTACGCCACCGTGCGTTCGACCTTTCCACCGATGTCGCAGCCACTGCAGATTTAGCAGGCGTTCTGTCGCTTCGTTCTGCACTGGACGCACCACACGGTGTCGACGGCGACCTTATTTTAATCGCATCGCCAGAAGCATATTTAAAGCATCTGGTCGGACTTTCGGAGGCGAAGACGCTGGAACAGTGGGGTCCAAACTTCACTGCGCTTAGTGGTCAAATTTCGCAGATTAGCGGGTGTCCGATTATCCTGTCCGAATTCGTCGGTGGCGATCTTAATGCGTCTGGACTTTACGACGGGTCGACCACGAATAAGACATCTGTAATCCTCTGCAATCGCAGCCGGTTTAAATTGGGTGTACGGTCTGGTGCAAGCGTCGAAATTTCGAAAGACATTACCAGATCGGTATTCGACGTCGTCGCTCAATCCAGAAGCGTTTTTTACTCAGTCGACAGCGCGTCTAAGAAAAACGTGTCGCTGGCTTATAACTGGTCTATCTAAAAAAGGATTAAAACCATGTCTGCAGATATTGTATCTACTTCGTTTTCTTTTGGTGGCGGTACGGCTACGCTGGACGCCGATCAAAACTTTTATATGAACCACGGCCAGTCGGGAGAATGGAAACTAACTGGTGTCCGTATCATCGCGTCGAACACTGTAAGCGGTTCGTCGAATAAGTTTACACTGGCTGTATCGGACGGTTCGACTGCTGTGTGTACTTCATTCGACAGCGAAGTAACGAACCTGTCGCCCGGTACAGCGTCCAGCCTTACCATGACTGGTACAGCAGGAACAGCACGCGAATATGGACCGACCGATACGGTTAAATTCGCATACGATGAAACGGGAACGCTAACACTTACGCTGCAGGTAATCTGTGCGTGGCAGAAGGTGCGTGGATAAGATGCCGGTAAAAGTCCTGTACACAGCGCAGCGCGACGGGAAACTGTTTAACGGTCCTGCGTACGGTGCTGGTATGGGGTGGAAGTCTGGCGAATGTCGCGACATCGACGACGAATGCGCTGTAACTCTGCTGTCTGATTTTCCAGACATGTTCGAAATTCAGACAGCAGCAGCGAAGGAACCGACGAAACGACGCGCACCGAAATCGCCAGCGAAGAAGACGACGACCAGAAAGAAAGCAGCGAAAGCGAAGGATAAATCGTGATTTTAAAAGCACTGCAGTCTGGTACGTTTCCTTCTGGCTGTCACTGGTCAGCTGGAAAGGTACGCGACGTTAACATTCCGAAAGGCGCAGAAATTCCGTCGTGGCTGGTCGAAGTAAAAGCAGCGAAACCGAAAGGTAAGAAGAAGTCGTCTAACGATGAAGGGTAGACGATGGCCTTACTGGACGCAGCGACAGTACGCGAGTACATTCCGAGTTTAACCGGGACCGGCGAAGATTCGCAGATCGATTCTTTTATCGCCAGATTTTCCGGTCTGGCTGCTGCGTACATGGGTTTTCCAGCACCGACTGTCGGTGGTAACTCCACACTGGAAGTCGCGACATACACGCAGTATTTTAATGGACCCGGTACGAAGTATTTACACCTTCCAGTCGTACCCGTAACTGGCATTACAAGTATCCACGTCGACATGGATCGGAAGTACGGATCGGATAAACTGGTCGACAGTGGCGATTACGATCTGTACGGCGACGAAGGGCTGGTATCGTTAAAGATCGACAGCGTGCAGGGTGTATTCGATGCAGGTCGACGAAGCATAAAAGTCGTGTACACTGCTGGATTTAGTACGACACCGATGGCGATAAAACACGCGTGCGGATTACAGGTCGCGTACTGGTACAGTGGTCGACACCATGTCGGAAAGACCAGCGTGTCGCAGGGTGGAACCAGTGGTAATCTGGCGACGCTGGAACTGTTACCCGAAACTAAACAGTCGTTAAACCCGTTTCGACTTGCATCGTCGTTCGTGGGGTAACGATGACGATCGCAGGTAATGACCAATTACGCGCAGTACAGGATCGACTGTCTGCACTTGCAGACGGCGAACTGCTGGATGGTCTGGAACGGATCGCGCTTACGTACGGATTAAAAGCAGAAGAATTAACGAAGAAGTTAATGTCGACGCGCTTAAAGCCACGAACGGGTCGACTGCGTGCGTCTGTCCGTCTGGTGCCTAAATCTGGCGTAAAGCGTTCCACGACGAAGTTACGCGTAACGCTGGCTGGTGGTGGTAAGAACGTACCGTACATTTACACACACGAATACGGTGCGACCATTAGAGCGAAACCCGGTAAGGCGCTTCGAATACCGTTACCCGCAGCTCTGACTGCAGCAGGGGTCGACCGGTATCCACCACCGTTAAAAGTCACTGGTCGCGGTAAGTTTTATCTGGCGAAGTCGAAGAAAGGAAACGCACTGCTGTTTAATAAACGCACCGACGAACCGTGGTACGTTTTACGAAAGCGCGTAAAAATACCGCCACGTCCGACCATCGGTCCAGCATTCCGTTTCGCCACTAAGAAAATGATTCCAGAAGTCGAAGAATTTATTTCTGGCGTATTGGAAGGTTCGTAAAATGGGATCGACAGAACGCGACATCGTTAATCGCATAAAGACGAATCTGGCTGGTATTACTGGCGACAGTTACAATTTCGATTTTAGCGCCAGCGATCGCGTCGTTATCGGTGCAGAAGCAGAACCGATAAGGGTACCGTGTATCTACATACACCCGATTACGGTAAGCACGTCGCAGGCTGCAGGACGAACGCGACTGCAGAATTACGATCGCGAATTTACGCTGCAGATCGACGTCTTCGTTCCAGCGACATCTGCTGCACCGGGTGTCGGTCTGCTGGCTGCGCTGGACGCAGGATCGGACATCATGAAAGCGTTGGAAGCGGATCGTTCTTTAGGATCGGTCGGTGTACGCGACATCGAAGTCGACGCGTCTTCGTGGGACGGTTTCGAATTAGACAGACCCGGTATCGGTATTAGCACGCTACAGGTTAAGGTGATTTATACAGAAAGGGCTGGAACATGACGTGGTACGATAAGAATTGGCGATACCGGTTTCCCTTCACGATTACGAACGACGGTGGTGCGAATAGCGTGGACGCGACGTTAACCGTACCAGAAGACTTTTCGAAGTTTTGGGATAATGTCCAGTCCGATCTGGACGACGTCGTCGTTACTGCTGCAGACGGTCGAAGGGTTCTGGATTACGACATCAACGGCCTAAATTACGGAAACAAGGCAGCCACCATACGCGTCGACGGGTATTCGTGGGCGAACGAATCATGGGGTGGTAACGGTGGCGCATTAGTCGCGAACCGGTCTGTGTGTGGTTTCGTGTATTACGGAAACGCTACAGCGAATAACAGTCTGCACAGTGGAAACGTAAGCGTAAGCAGCGCGAAAGCCATGCATGTCGAATTAATCCGTCCACGCGCATCTGCTGTACCTTACATAAAATGCGCGAGGGTCCGACCCGGACAGACGTTACCCACACAGAAAATCGCGAAGCAGTCGAGCGAAACGACGCGGTGCTTTTGGGATCTGCGAAACGTAATGCTGCTGCGTAATCGCGAGTACAATGGTTCGCGGTTCTTCGAAGAAATTGCATGGATCGACGTTTACATAAACGATTCGCAGGGAAACAGTAAAGTGTCGACGATGCTTACACCGTCGTCTGTTTCCATGCTGCATCCATTCATTATCCAGCACGAATTAAAAGGTGGGGATAATGCGCAGAAGTATCTTTTAACGCTTACGGTCGGAACAGACGACGGTGCTGGTGGTACGCGTGTTCTGGAATTTAATGCTAATCTGGCCGTGGACGACATCGTCGCGGATACTGCCTAAAACGGAGTTTTTAAAATGGCTACTTCTTCTTATTTTGGACGTAATAGTTTCGTCGGTGCAGCTGTCGAAACTACTTATGGAACACCAGTTACGACACCGACAGTCACCCGTCCGATTATTTCGTGTTCGCTTCTGCGACAGGTCGAAAAGGTCGAACGACCGAATCTGCGCGTGTCTGGTGTTTCTGGTCTGCGTAAATCACATTACTTAGTGTCCGACCGTGTAACTGGTAGTCTGGAACTGGAATGTACGTACGATAATGCAGGGTACTGGTTACACCACTGTTTCGGTGCTTCTGCCGAAAGTGGGTCCAGTCCTAACTACATCCACACGTACAATCTTGGCGAAGTACCAGCAGCAGGTACGACGCTTCGACTGCAGCGTGGGACCAGCGATTATTCGGAAACATTCGAAGGCGTGGTCTTTAATAATCTTTCGATGTCGGTGGCGTCTGGAGAAATTATGCAGATGTCGCTGGAGATGATCGGCGAAACGTCGTACGACGCAGAAGGTCCACGTGGAGACACGACCCTTACATTCGCAGAACCGACACACGACACACCGGTTTTACACCATCATGCTGGAACGCTGCAGTGGAACAGCCAAAACTTTACGCTAATCGACTTCGAATTTAGTCTGCAGAATGGTATCGCGGAACGTATGCGACTTGGATCGTTAACGACGAAGCAGCCTGTGCAGTCTGATTTTCGGTCTGTCACGATGTCCGTTACAATCGAAACCGACGACGTACAGGGGTATAAACAGTTCATCGACGACACGTCTGGCGACGCTGTGGTTACCTTTACCGGTACCGATTCGCGGTATATGGAATTCCGTTTAAATAACGCTTTCATCGAAAGTTACGAAGACAGTATTTCGGAAGTCGGAATGGTTACAGCCAGTCTGGTACTAAAAGCACAGGGTGGTGGTACGTCTGGTCTGGATTTAGGTGCGCAGATCCAAGTCCGAAACAAGGCTGCGACAGCAGTACACGGTGGTTAAACCAGAAGTGGCGCGTAAATGGTACGACGCGCCACACTTTAAAAAGGGGTATTTATGTCGGAGATTTTAAAAGCAGTCGCAGCAGCGTCGGTAAAAGAAGTCGACGCTGGTGGTTTACACTGGCGCATTAAAACCGTGTCCAGTGCAGATTTAGCGCGGGTCGGTTTCGCGTGGCTGGCGATGGCTACACCAGACGGTAACGGCGAAGACGCAGACGACGACGGCGACATGGCGAAAATGCTAAGTCGGATGAAGTCGGAACAGATGGTCGAACTGGCGAAACTTAAAGACGCTATGATCGCCGCAGGTCTTATCGCGATCGGACACGGCGACGAATGGGACGACGTAAAGATTACGCTGCGACAGTCAGAAGAAGACGCAGATAATGGTGTGCTGTGGGTCGGTAGTCTACCAGCAGACGTCGACAATTTCCTGTTTACCGAAATCATGTCTTTATCGACAGACGGGGGTGCTGCAGCTGACAGATTAGCCGGGTTTCGAAAATCAGGGAAACGGCGAAATGCTGGTACTTCTGGACGCAGTCGCGCGAAGGTACGGAGTACCCCCGCACATGGTACTTGAGTGGAATCCATACCAGTTAGGGCTGGCTGTCTGCTGCATGAAAGCGCACGATGGACTGGCTGGTTCCATAACGAAGCGTCTAAATCGTGAGGGTATGCCAGTTTTTCCAGTTTACATTTTATCCAGTTAGAAAGTACATTATCGGCTAAAGGAAATACACAGTGTCTGCATCGCGTAATACAGTTTTAAAACTGATTCTGGATCTGGAAGCGAAAAAGGCGCTTAAAGGTTTAGGTGCGACGTCCGATGCTGCAGGCGACGCTGCAGACGCGTTCGACGACTTAGGTAAAGCCAGCGGTAAAACTGGAAAAGGTCTGCAGGGTTTTGGTGCGCAGGCGTCGAAAATGGCGGATCAAGTCGACGACGCGTCGAAGAAGGTCGATAACCTTAAAGACGGTATGGGCGAATCCAGCAGTATCGCGTCTGCTTTAGGTGGTGCTGTCGGTCGAATCGCACCAGAAGCAGAAGCCGGTTTTATGGCTGTCGCAGATTTAACTGGTGGACTGGAAGGTCTGTTAAAGGGTGGTCTGGCTGCGATAGGTCCGATCGCCGCGATCGGTGCTGCTGTGGCGCTGGCGACTGCTGCGTGGACGCACTTTAACGAAAAGCAGGAAAAAGCACAGGAGGAAATGCGACGCACTGCAGAAGAAGCGAAGCGTCTGGAAACCGTAATGGGCCAGATAAATCTGCAGCAGGCAGAAGACCAGATCGCGCTGCTGGCTGCACAGGGAAAAGTAAATAACCGCGAAGTCGCAGAATACAATGCGCATAAGCAGGCTGCAGCACGACACGAAGAAGTACATAATAAGGCGATCGAAAAAGCAAAAGAAGCGCAGCAGAAGTTAAAAGACGCAGTCCAAGAAGAAACAGACGCACGTGCAGCACTGGCAGCAGCGAAGAAGACCATATCGACGTCGGATATTACAGACGCAGCGAAACGTCTGGACGCAGCTCTAAAAGAAACACGCGCTGCAGAAGGTTTAGAAGCGACATTTTCGAAGCAGTTACACACAGTACAGGCTGCGATAACTAAAGACGCAGACGTTTTAATGCAGACGTTCGACGCGCTGCAGAAGGCGCAGGAAACAGCAGTAAAATCTGGTGGTGGACGGTCTGCGCTGGACGAAGTTTTAGCAGAAGCAGATCGACTGTCTGCACCAGTAACCACAAAACTGCAGGACTTAAACGCGGTACTGGCGACACTGCAAGGTACGACCACGAAAGGTTCGAAACAGGCTGCAGCACTCGCGCAGCGAATCGCAGAAGTAACTGCAGCACGCGACGCAGAACAGGAAAAGGTAAACGCAGCAGCAGCGGATAAACAGGCGAAAGCGTTACAGGCGTCGTCGAATCAGATGCAGGCGTTAACTGGCGCGATGGATTCCTTTACTGCGTCGTTTATGCCAGCACAGACAGAACTGGAAAGAACCACACAGAAGCAGTCGGATTTTGCAGCGTCTTTCGAAAAGATACGCGCAGCAGCAGT